AGCGCGGCACAGAATACACCATTGGCTGGTTGGCTATGGCTTACTCCATGCCGCCCGTGCCCGAAGCACAGGAGATGGAGATCATCCAAAAGGAAATCCCCGTCCTGCAGGCTTTGCCGGACTACGACGGCATCTAAGAGGTTGACAGCACAGACTAGACGTGCTATAACTAACACATAGAGCAACACAGTGTAGAGGGAATATACACAATGGGAACTCGTTCAACTATTGGGATCCAGAACGCAGACGGCACTGTCACTGGCATCTACTGCCACTGGGACGGCTACTTGAGCCACAACGGCCGAATCCTTGCTGAGAACTACACGGACGAAGACAAGGTGCGTAAGTTGATCGGTCTTGGCGATATCAGCAGCCTGGGACCGCACATTGGCAATCAGCACGACTTTGACAATGCTCCTACGCTGTCGTGCAATGCTTACGGTCGCGATCGTGGCGAGAAGGATGTTGCTGCTCGCACTCTGCACAACTGGCGTCAGTTCTGTGCTGAGAACGGGCAGGAGTATGACTACCTGTTCACTCCTGGTGCTGGCTGGCAGGTTCGCACCTACAACGGCATCTACGACCTTGCTCGTGCATTGGCAACAGAAACCGTAGAATAATGGTTGACACAGCCCTGCTCATGTGCTATTGTATATGAGTAGGGCAACACAAGAGGGACTGAGATGTACAAGATCTATGGCGACTATGGTTACACCAGCGAATGCCTGCTGCATGAAGCTGACACTCGTAGCGAAGCCCTGCGTTGGGCAGACCGTTACACTGCCGACGACTTTGGCGGCTATGCTGTGATTGATGTTGCGGTTCACCTCAGCAACGGCGAATACAGCACCATCCAGACCTACCGTGCAGAAGACTACGAGTACGAAGGCGATGACGATTTTGCGCTGATTGATGAATTCTAAGGTTGACAACCACTGTAGATGTGTTAGTATGTGTGAGTAGAGAGAAACATAGCAGAGAGGGAACACGCTATGACCAACGCTATCGCAATCCGCAACGAAATGCTGGAACAGGCTGCAACCGTTGCCACGGACTATGTTCGTGAGTGGACTGCTAAGACGGGCGGCAATGCCTACGGTGAACCCATGTATTGCGGCTTCGCTTGGGTCACTGTATATCCTCAGCACAAAGGCAACACCCGCGACGGCAAAGCTGAGCGCAAGGTGCTGGAAGACATGGGCTTCCGCAAAGACTGGACGGGCAAGGCTTACGAATACTGGAACCCCAGCAAGTGGGGCGGGCAGAGCATGGATGTGAAGGAAGCAGGTGCTCGTGCTGCCGCTGACGTGCTCCGCAAGTATGGATTCACTGCCTACGCTGGTTCGCGAGCAGACTGAGGCAGAAAGAGGTTGACAGGGCGGCAACGCCCTGTTATAACTAACACATAGGGCAACAAGGAGACGACGAGATGGCACGTTCGATTCGCGAAATTACCAACCGTATCTATGAAGCCGTTGACGAAGGCGTGCTGACTTGGCAGCAGATTGCCGAAGCCGCTCTGACGTATATGAGCGAAAGCGATGTGGCTGACATGGCTCACAACGAAGAGTTCTTCATGTATGAAGACGAGGAAGAAGACGAGGAAGAGTGGTCGCCCTACACCGCAGACTTCAATGACAAAGGTTCCATCCACCACTACTGATTTTGGTTGACACACCCCTACTTGTGTGCTATAACATACGAGTAGGGCAACACTGCTAGAGGAGCACAAGCAGATGGCATACGGTGATTTCGTTACTGAGGTTGGTGAAACGGTTGGTATTGTTCGTCAACATCGCCACGGCACGATCTTGATGAGCCGCTTTGGCACTGTAACCAAAGTCAACGGACACGGACACATCTTTGTCCAGTGCGAAGACCGGGAGTATCGCTTCACCAAGACGGGAGATGCTTACAAAGACTCCTACGGTCCTAGTTTGATGCAGGCTGCTAAACTGCGTATGATCCAGGAGAGTGAGACTCGTCGCAAGGAGCAGGTGCGTGTGGCTCGTGCTATGGAGCAGACGCTCAAGGAGGGATACTCCTATGCGGGTCGCTTCTTCCCCACCGCAGAGCGTATCGCGGCTCTGAAAAATCTTTTGTCAGAGTTGGAAAATCTGGTTGACCATTGAGTCAACCAGTGCTATAACTAACACATAGGGCAACGAGGAGCACACGATGAACGACGCAAGAGCAGAACAGTGGCAGCGGCTGATCGACCTGCTTGACGAAGCAGATGCGATTCAGCAGAAACTGCTGGGCGACGAGGATGCTGCGGCGTGCTATGAGTTCCACAATCAGTTGAACAACATGGCCGACGAGTTCACTGACTTGGCCAACAAAGATGGCTACGAAATCGGTTGACACTGTAGACTAGACGTGCTATAACTAACACATAGGGCAACACAGTAGAGGGAACTACAAGATGCTGACACTGGAACACACCGTCCGTTCGTACGCCGGCAAGCCTGGCTGCATGTGCGGCTGCAACGGAGTCTACAACGAAGGCGACCGTGCTCGCAAGATGGCGCTGACGGCGCTGCTGAAGAACCCAGAGGTTCGCTTGCAGGCTTGGAAGCCCAGCGATGATGCTGGTTGCTTGTTTGTTGAAACTGATACTCGCAACCGTGTGCTGTACCTCACTGAAGCAGGTGTAGCCGCTGCCCGTGCTATGGGCGTGAAAGAGGAGAAATAAGATGTCTGTTATGGAACTGTTGAAGACTGCTTTTCCGCGCACCAAGAGCACCAAGCACACTGCGTTCTGCGAACGTATCCCAATGGTGGTTTTTGAACTTGTGGAAGAGCAAGTGCGGACTGAGATGCGGGCAAAAGGTTATGTCACTCGCTATCGTGGGCCGCGTGTGAGCAATAACACCTACGGCAATCCTACAACCACTCGGCGCTGCGACGCAACTCATGTTCTGCTCTATCGCAAATAATGGTTGACACAGGTCACGATTCGCGCTATAACTAACACACAACGAGGCAATGGAGGGTAACATGCCGAACTGGTGCAATAACTCAATTGAAATCGAAGGTCCTGTAGAGAAGATTGCTGCACTGTGGGCTGAGGCTTCCGCTGGCGGCGAAGGCGCGGCTCTGCTCAATGCTCTGTGTCCGATGCCAGCAGAACTCTTAGAAGGTGAAGCCTGGTATGGCTGGCGTGTGGCACACTGGGGAACCAAGTGGGACATTGACATGCAAGGTCTCGAGTTTGTTGACAACGAACAAGGTCGTGCCTGTATCACAGGTTGGTTTGATTCGGCTTGGAGCCCGCCTGTTGATGCGTTCCAGTCTTATGCTAATGAGAATCCTGATGTAGACATGGAACTCAAATACTTCGAGCCCGGCATGTCGTTTGTAGGTGTTTGGGATAGTGAAGGTGGTGATGCCTATTGGGATGGCGTTGGCGAGTTGCTGGACACCACTGAAGAGCAAGACGCTGTTCTGTTTGAACTGTTGGAACACTTTGATGTGGCCGGTTGGTTCGAGACTGACGAAGAAGAGAACCTTGAGATCGACCTTGACGGCGGTGTGAGTGCCATCAACGAATAATAATGGTTGACACACCCCTACTCGTGTGCTATAACATACGAGTAGGGCAACGCTGCTGAGGAGCACACGATGGCACGTAAGACGATCGAAGTTGGCAAGATACTGCGGATGGCTAACACCTTCCTTGCTGCAACTAACACCCGCGACGACGAGCGTGAAGGCGTGTGTGCGCTGCTGGAGGCTGTGCTGTTTGAGTCGGGCAACTATGAAGGCTTCCGCTATTTGGAAGGCAGTGACTATCCGGAAGAAGTTCCAAGCGGTAGCCGCCGCTTCTACTTCGCAAGCAAGACTGTGCTTGCAGATGAAGCAGAGGAACTTCGCAACGTCAACCGCATCCGTGTGTGAGGAGAACCGCATGAACCCTTTGGCTTTTTTTGCAATGGTAGGGTTTGTACTGTTGCTGATCGTCAGCACCGCAGCCTACACCTTTTCCAAATGCGGCTGGTATGCCTTTGCACTGGGCAAAGGTGCTGGGATGGCTGCCGTCACTGGCATGTGCGATAAACTCAACGAGGAATAACATGGACTGGACTATTGAAGAATACCTAGCGTTCGAACAGCACCTGTTGGAACAAGCAGAAAAAGATGCAGACGATTATGAGATTCCGGTTGACGAACCTGTCTACTGGTGCTATAACTAACACATAGGGCAACAAGAGGACCACAAGATGAACAACTTTGCAACCGCCATCACTGCAATCCACAAGATGGACAACGACGAACTGAACGCTGTGGTTCGTGCAATCAAAGACCGCCGCACCTATCTTGCTCGTCAGCAGGCTGTGACCTTTGCTGTGGGCGACCGTGTGTCGTTCGCTGCTCGTGGTATGCAGGTGCTGGGTACCGTTACCAAGATCAACATCAAGACCGTCCAAGTTCGTCAGAGCAACACTGCTACGGTTTGGAAAGTCCACGCAAGCCTGCTCCGGCCAGTGAAAGAAATGGCTTGACAGGTTGCTGTATACGTGCTATAACTAACACATAGAAACACAAGAGGGACACGATGAAAGATTACATGACACTGATCGCAGTCATTGACCGGTTGGGCGATATTGCAGAACTTCCGTCAGCTAAGATCCGCGAAGCACTGGATCAATACATTGCTCAGTTGGAAACAGAGGTTGCTTATGTTGAACGAGAGATGGAACGTGAACACCAGATCGATGTGATGTTCGAGAACGTGCCAGTATAAATAGACAACGCCCGGTTAGCCCAAAGGTAGAGGCAACAGACTTAAAATCTGTCAAGCGTCGGTTCGACCCCGACACTGGGTACCAAACATTGGGGGATTAGCTCAATTGGTTAGAGCGTCGGACTCATAATCCGCAGGTTATCGGTTCAAGTCCGGTATCCCCTACCATAGGTTCCTTAGCTCAGTTGGATAGAGCAACTGCCTTCTAAGCAGTGGGTCGGAGGTTCGAGTCCTCCAGGGACCGCCAACTTTACAAGAGAGCAAGATGAGTTACACTGAAAAGACTATGGTCGCTGGTGAAGCAGAGATTATCTACACCACCTTCTCCTACTGGAACTTGGTGTTTGGGTTTGGCATTGGCCTTGCCCTTGCTCCGATCACCCTTGGTTTGAGTATGCTGTTCGCACTTGCGGCTGTGCTGGATCACTACTTCACAGAGTATTCCATTACCACAAGGCGTGTGTTGACCAAGCGTGGTGTGATCCGGCGGCGGGTGAGTGAAGTGAACATCCGCAAGGTCGAAGGTGTTTCGGTGCGTCAAACGGTGCTGGGACGCATCTTGGGTTATGGTGATGTGATCGTGCGTGGCACTGGCACAGAGCATTTGACCATCCGGATGGTGCAGGCCCCGCTGTTAGTGAAAGTTTCTATCCAGAATCAGGTTGACAAGTAAGTGTGTCTGTCGTATAGTATACAAGTAGGCAAAGAGGGAAGCAACATGTCTAACGTTAAATTTCTTGATGGTACTTTTAAACTGCGCGGCAAAGATGTAGATATGTCGGGCATGGTTCTGCCCATGTTGGAAGGTTTTAAGGTTGGTGTTCGTGGCGGCTACGTGACTGTGGATGGTAAGGCAGTCCCTGGGTTTCCTGATCGTGCGATTAAGGTGTATGTTGCAGGTGCAGGCTCGGTTGAAGAGACCGAAGACTCCGTGGCCGCCACTGCCAGAGAAGAATCCGACGAAGAAGTGATTGAACGACTGCGTGAACGCTTTGATATGCTGTCGGACATGACCAGAGCAGTCAAGCGCGGCGAAGTACGTGCTATGATCGTAAGTGGTCCTCCGGGCGTGGGCAAGAGCCACGGTGTTGAAGAAGTTCTTGATCGCTACAAGATGATGGAGACTCTTGGTGCTGCCAAGACTCACGAAGTTGTCAAAGGTGCTATGAGTGCGTTGGGTCTCTATGCCAAACTGTTCAAGATGAGTGCTCCAGGCAACATTGTTGTGTTTGACGACTGTGACAGTGTGTTCTCAGACGAACTGAGCCTGAACATCCTCAAGGCTGCACTGGACTCAAAGAAGACTCGTACTATCCACTGGAACACTGATAGCCGACTGTTGCGTCAAGAAGGTATTCCAGGTTCGTTCAAGTTTGAAGGTAGTGCTATCTTCATCACCAACTTGAAGTTCGACAAGGTCAGAGGTAAACTGCGTGAACACCTTGCAGCATTGGAATCACGCTGCCACTATATCGACTTGACCATTGACACTGATCGTGAGAAGATGCTGCGTATCCAACAGATCGTTCGTGACGGCATGTTGGATGAATATGAGTTTGACGAAGAAATGCAACAGGAGATTGTTGACTTCGTTGATGTGAATAAGAAGCGACTGCGCGAACTTTCCCTCAGGTCCGTGCTCAAGGTCGCCGACTTGGCAAAGGCCTTTCCTACCAAATGGGAAGCCGTTGCCGAAAGCACTGTGATGCGTCGAGACTGACTCCGCATCACAGTATGCTACACGGACCGCCCTCATCCGTGTAGCAGCCCAGGTAGACAGTGTGCCCTCGCTGGTCTACCGACTACGGAGAAGCGTCGCCCTCACGCCCTCTCCACAGTGCCCTAGCAGGATGCCCTCCCTGCTAGGGCTTTTTTATTGCAATCGCAGTCTTAGAGGTTGACAGGGCGGAACTGCTGTGCTATACATAACAAGTAAGCAACGCATAGAGGGAATACACAATGCGTAAAGTTACTGTCCTCCGCAAGTTCCAAACTGTTAAAGCAATGCGCGACTGTATTGCTGCTTATACTGCAAATGTTTTTGCAGACGAACTGCGCGAAGCTGCTGTTGCAATGTATGCAAATGACATTGCGAGAGCTGTTGTTGCGCTTAACGAGTTTATTAGAACGAGTGACGCTGTTGCATTGCACAAGCGTATTATGTATTGGGACACAGACGTGCGGGAAGCATTTGTTAGCGTGTTGCACTACATAGAGCAAGAGCAAATGGTGCCTGCTACGGAGTTTGCTGTGCTGTAACAACGAGGAGTTGACAGCACAGTCTATCCGTGCTATACAATACAAATAGGGCAACAAGGAGCACACCATGTCTAATGCACGTCTTGCAGAAATTGCTGCAAAGCACAGCGCAGCAATCCACGTCTACAAAACCACAGGAGAAATTGACAGCACGTCAGATCTCTACTTTGAAGTATATGAATATTTCGCAAACGAAATGGACTCTAAAGTCCGCCGCAGTGCTGCACGCCAGTTTGACTACATAACAGAAAAAATCCGCAGCCTGTAAGAATGTGGTTGACACAGCCCTGTAGATATGCTATAACGTATGAGTAGGGCAACAAAGGACAACACCAATGATCAAGATTACTATTCCAGCAGTGTCGGTTCGCGAAGCAGTCGACATCCGCGACAGAATTCAGGGCGTGATCCTTGTGAAGGGTGAGACGGCTGTGATTGGCGATGGCGGTGTTGTGATCACCACAGACAATCCTGTGCGTGTGTGCCTTGAACTGCAAGGCGATGGCTTCATCTAACCCCGGCCAGGCGGGCTAAGTCATTGAAAACAATGGCAAATTTTTCTCGCACAAAAATGCTAAGTCGTTGTTTTTAAACGAATCATTTTGCTTGCAAACTGTGCTGCATAGTGTATAACTGTACTTGTAAGCAACACAGCAGAGGGAAACACGCTATGCAAAACACAGTTAAACTTGTGGACGTTGAGTATAACTATAAAAGCGAGCTTTGCGCTACGCTTACAAACAGCGTTAAAGCTGTGCGCTGCGAGGACGTGCTGTATTTGGACTTTGTAAGCTATGCTGCAATGTGTGCAGTATACGAGGAGTGGTGCGAGCTTGCGGACGCGGGCGAAGAGGGTTATTTTTACGTAGCAGCGTAAAAAAACTTGCAGCACACAGCACTTTTTAGTTGACAAGTGCTGTGTGCTGTGCTATACATAACTTGTAAGCAACACAGCACAGCAGAGGGAAACACGCTATGCAAAACACAGTAGCAAATACAGCAAATACTAATTACGTTTTTGTAATGCTTGATGACGCTACAAACGCAATTGTACTGCGTATTAATAAAACTGTTGACGTTTTTTGTAATAGTGCAAACGACATAATTGCTGCATTTAAACAATATAATATTACGGACTGCGACACTATTATGTGCAGCAGTGACGTGGATTTTGCTACGGAGTTTGACTATGCGTACGACAGTGCAGTACACGACATGCTTGACGAAGCTTTTGACGCACTAAATTTTAAACAATACGTTTAAAAAAACAGCAGCACACAGCACTTTTTACTTGACGAGTGCTGTGTGCTGTGCTATAACTTACACACGGGCAACACACGAGAGGGACTGCACATGACACGCGAAGAACTGTTTGCTAAAATTGCTGCAATTGCTGCTGACGCATACGACAGCACGGATGCTGACGAAGTGCAAAGCTGGGATGCATACGAAGCAGCGAAACAGATTGTTATTGCAATGCAGACGGTTGGCTACGACATAACATATATGTTGGAGCAAATTGAGGAAGACGCTGACGAAGCGTAACACAAAAAAAACTTGCAGCGCACAGCACTTTTTACTTGACGAGTGCTGTGTGCTGTGCTATACATAACTTGTAAGCAACGCAAGAGGGAACACGCTATGCACACAGTAATTGCAGAATTTTTGCAGTGTTTTGCAGCATATATGCAGCATGTAGCCGCGCTAGCGGACGACACGGAACTCGAGCCCGCGGATGCGGAAGACGCTGTTAAAATTGCACAGCAACTTCCTTTGCTGTATGCAGTTGTTTACAGTCCCCGTGCAGCACAATGCGCTGCGCTTGATGCGCTAGAAGTCGACTGCATTAACATGCTCGACACCAACGTGCGCGATTTCTTTGCTAACCTGTATACTGTTAACGCACTGTTCCGCAGCAACGAGTTGTAATAAAAACTTGCAGCACACAGCACTTTTTACTTGACGAGTGCTGTGTGCTGTGCTATACATATTGCATAGGGCAAACAGGAGGGCAAGATGAAGATTCAAATTAAAGCCGAAGACATCCAGCGCCGCGATCCGGTTGCTCGTGCATTGGCAGACAGTCGGTTCCAGCCTCGCACTGTGCGTGACAGAACCAAATACACCCGCAAACAGAAACACCGCAAAGCCTACTAAGGCCCCGCTGTTAAGGAGATCGACATGACTTTCTACCATTACTTCAAGACCGTGTGCCTCTTGCTTGCTAGCCTTGTGGCGTTCATTGCAGTGATTAGCCCCGAGACTGTGGGCAAATGGCAGGCCCGCAAAGACGTTGCCTACGACAGTATCTGGATCGAATGGATCAGTGACTGTGATTGCACAGAGCCACTGGAGTAAGCGACTTTCCGCTTACTGCGGATAAAACCCGTTGACTCACCTGTAGATCATGCTATAAGTATAATACGAACGACAAAAAGGAGAAACCAATGCGGATGATTCACATCCTCGGCGGCGTCGCTTCTTCAGCCGTGATCGTTGCAATGGCAGTGGTTTACTTGACGGCAGATGAGGCAAAAGCAGCCGTTGACCCCGTAGAAATCGTATATGTTGACCGAGTAGTAGAACGAGTGGTGGAGCGTGTGGTGCATGTGCCCATGCCCACCAGACCTGGCCAAGATCCTGAGGCTATCTTTGCTGATGCCGGCACAGAAGACCTATACTGTCTAGCACAGAACATCTACTTTGAAAGCAGAGGCGAGAGCAAGGTAGGCCAAGAGTTTGTAGGTTGGGTTACACTGAACAGAGTTCAGAACTCAGACTTCCCCAGCGAGATCTGCAGGGTAGTGTGGCAGGACAGCCAGTTCTCATGGACACATGACGGCAAGAGCGACCAACCACGAGATGCTGCGGCTTGGGCAACAGCACAGACCATTGCCCTTGAAGTGGTGCAGGCCTATGGTGTAGAACGTGATCCAACCGAAGGCGCAACCTACTTCCATGCTACCTCAGTCCGACCTAGTTGGGCCAAGAAGTTCGAACGTGTGGTACAGATCGATAACCATATCTTCTACGTAGATAGAGGTTGACACACTGGTTGCCCTGTGCTATACATAACGTATAGGGCAACACAGGAGACACCAGATGTGGCAAGTAAGAACACAGTTCTCCAAACCTAACGCAGACAATCCTACTGGGCCTTTGGAGTGGAACGCGGTGTTGGTGGCGACAGAAGCAGAAGCAGAAGCATGGTGGCACACTCGGACCACAGTGAAGAGTTCTGCTCGTAGAGTCTGCACCATGTTCGATCCTGAAGGAAATTTAGTTAGAGTCCTGTTCAAATAACGGTTGACAACCCAGTTGCCCTGTGCTATACATAACACATAGGGCAACACAACAACGAGGCACAAGATGAAACTTCCGATCCTGCTTTCCGCAATTATGATTGCTGTCGCTGCACATCACTACTTCACTTTCGCCTAAGGGGGCTGCGCTATGCTGAACTCACAAGAACTCACAGAGCGTGGTTGGAACATCTATCGTTCCAACAACTGGATTGGTCGTCATCGTGAAACTGGTCGGAAGATCACTGCTGGCACACACCTCACCCTGCTGCACCTGCTGAACTACGAAGAGTGGCAGAACTCGCAAACTTGGAGCACCGTGCTGGAACAAACTGGTTGACAGCACACCAAACAGATGTTATAGTTAACGCATAGGGCAACACACTAGAGGGCAAACACATGTATACCTTTGATGAACAGATTGTTAGCGACCTCCACAAGGACGCTCGCGGCTATCGTCCGGATGAGTACTTCTGGGAAGAGTGGAGCCAGTGCGGCGACCTTACTCGTCAATCCATGTGGGACAACCTGCTGGAGGAACTGGCAGCGGAGACAGCACGGCAGCGGGACGCTTATGCTCGTGCAGAGATCCACTTCCACCAGCGTGTCCAAGGCACTATGTTGGCAGGTGCCGAAGACGAACTCACTGCCATCCGTTGGATCCTTGAGGCCGAACAGTTCACTAACTCGGACTTGGCCTACGGTTCGGACTATGTGGCTTGGCACTTTGGACTGCCCTACAAAGGCGAATTTGATCAGCAGATCCAGACTGTGATCACGGCTATGGAGTCTGAGAACTAAGTGGTTGACACAGTGTAACGGCCGTGCTATACATACGACATAGGGCAACACACTAGAGGGACTACACCAATGATGAAGTATGCAATCCTGTTCTCCATCCTTGCTTTTCCAGTGTTTGCACACAGCGGCGGTCTCGATCGCAACGGCTGCCACAACGACAACATCAATGGTGGATACCACTGCCATCGTGAATCATCCAACAGCGAAGTTGCTCACAACGACAACAACGACCTTGAACGGCTGTTGATGGGTATCGTGGCTGTTGGTGTTATTTCTGCTGCGATTGCTCCTCAATCAGAACCTGTGTACCACCAGCCCGCAGTCCGTGCATGTGTGGTTGAAGAAGTAGAGTATACTCCGACTCGCGTTTACGTGGCAGTGATCGATACTTGTGCTGGACACATCCTAGATCAATATTCCTACAATCGCTGAACTAAGTGGTTGACAACCCTGCTCAAGCCTGCTATACATAACACATAGGGCAACACAAGAGGAACACACCATGAACCTTAACGCACAGAACATCCAGAAGATTCAAGCCATGCTGCGTAACGTTGCAGAAGTAGACCCCAACGACATCATCTCCAACCGTGCAAGCCAACTGGCTGTGGACTTGGAACTGGTGCGTGTTCCGTTCCTATACGAAAGCCTTACAGAAGCAGAACGCATGTTGGTACAGTATGCTATCAGCAAGCGTGACGTGTATGTGTTGCGCCCAGACGCAAGACATGCTGTGAACCTCCAAGCAGCCTAATCCGACACTGCGGCCCGACTCCTTAATGAATGTATACAGAACTTCCGCAGTGTTGGACAACCTGCGGATTTTCTCTTGAGGTCAGGTATGAGAAAATAAAAAATTTTTCTTTGGGGTGGTCGCTTAACAAACAATATATTGACACACACATACGCTAGCGTAACACCTGGTGTTGCCCGATCACCACCTCAAAACTATAAGTACTTCTCTATAATTTTTCTCGGCAGATTTTTTTACTCTGGTAGAACCCCTTCAGGGAATCGTATCTCCACAGCCACGCATCGTGCCGCAGTGTATTCCTCTGCTCTGCTTTCACACTCCGCTAGAGTTTTATGCACTGTGTCTGCAGTCAATCCATTCACAGTCAGTATCAGCAGTATCCACCACATTGTTCACCCTCCAAAAACAACCTCACTGAGTATTTAAGTACTCCAGCAAATTTTTTTGCTGCAAAATTTTTTCTCCCGCAGCAACCCCTCCAGCGTAGAGTTGGTTGACACCCAACCAAGGTATGTTATACTGTGTGCATGACACGTTGGTTGATCACAGTACACATTTTTAACAACAACGATTATTTTGACTCTGTACAGCGGTCACGTATCTTCAACATACGTGGTCTGTTCAAGGATTCAGGTTTTGCTGTGATACTCAAAGAAAGTCTATACTACAATCCGCACAGTCAACGTATGTTTTATGTAGAGCATGCCAAGGAGTCTGCCATCACCATGTTTTTATTGAAATACAATCTTGCTGGTCATCTAACCATAGAGCAGGTATAATGTGGATACTCATTGATTCCCAGGACTACTACACTACAAAAACAGAGTTTGAGCAGCGTGAGATTGAATACATCAATCCCTGTCTCAACCTGTTTGCTCCGTACGCAATAGAAGCATTGCAACCTTGTTAGCCTTGCGAGATGGTTGTGCGATAGAGTTCTCTGTTGGATTGCAGCGTGTACTTGAAAATTTTACTGTGCATCCCAAGCGTATTGTGAAAATGGTGTAAAATTCGAAACCCTGTCATACGGCCCCTAGCGGCGTGTCGTTAGACGCCTAGCGACGTGGTTTTGTATTTTCGGTATTTTTATACAGCGATAGTACTACGATGGCTGATCGGTGTCGGTTGGTGTTGTAAACTGTGAAAATTTTGCTACAAATTTTTTGCGCTAGCGCAACCGCTTCGCGGCTGGGGAGGAAAGGCCACAGGGTAGAAGTTGGCAATTGTGGGCAATTGTGGGTTCATATGTTTGACCAGTTCGCTGTGAAAGTTTTTTACAATCTGTTTTTTTGCCACTCTGCGATAGAGAAGATTTCGATTGTATTCAGTCAATTGTTTTTGTTCTGCTATGTAGTGTTTCCATTTTTTAATCTGTGCTATTTGTTGGACGTGTTGCACAAACTGTTCAAGTCGTTGGAATGTATCTTCTATATGGTCAAACTCCGGTATCTGCAATCTGTATCCTTGATTCACTAGATTACCATAGAATCCCGGTGTGCCAAACACTACAAATGGTTGGCCCACAGCAATTGACCTATAGGTTTTCTCTGTGGGCATAAATCCGTCAGCAGTATGGGTTGGATGACTTTCCACTACGATGTTTAGGTCGGTTTGTTTGTGCAACTGTACTATAGCAGTATTTTCGTAGCCCATAAAATCGTAGTCTTGGGGATTGACTTCTGTTTGAGTTTTTGGCAGTGACGGGTTGTTGGTATAAAAATTGATTAGATCCCGGTACTCCGGGTGATTGCAGAATCCTGCTCGCAAAACAATCCTGTAGTGATTGTGATCTATACTGCCTTGCCAGTAGGATCCTCGATGCATACTAACATGAGAATTTTCCATAAACTGTTGATCTTTGCACAGTCTATAATAGATCAATGCTCGTGTCTCTGTGAATCTTCTGTTGAGATACAAGAAACGTTTGTGTTCTAGATCAGTTTCCACTGTGGCAGGCCATGCCTTCACCATTGACGCTGTTACATATTCCCAATAGTTGAATACGCTGACTTTGAATTCCGGGGCTGTGTTTTGCACCATGATTTTTTGTGGTTCGGTTATTGCAATAAAATGCACACGTTCCAACGGTATACGGTTCTGCGTCAACAGTTTTTTATAGTTTTCCACAGCGCCTGCGGAGGTGAGTTCTGTTGCAAAAGTTATGATCAATCTTGTTTGATTGTTTTCGCGCAATCGTTCCAGGATCTTTGGTTTAAAAAGTTCTAGATTGTTGCGTGTTTTGTTTTCAATTTCGTGTTCAGAAACAAATGCCCAAGCAAATTGATCTTGGGAATATTCTATATTAAAAAAACAAGTTAACAAATTATGTATTTCTGAATAATAGTTCATTATATTCTTCCCGGTGCTGGTTTTAACCACTGACTCAATTCCGGGTGAAACTGTTGGCTTCTTTGGTGTTTGCGCTGTTTTAAAACCTTGAGATTGTGTTTTGCATAGACAAGTTCTCTGGAGAGAAATCTGTTCCAATCCGACTCAGAACTGCGGGCCAGTTTCTTTACATAATCTGCAAACTGTTCTGCTCTAGTGCAGAGATCCTCCACACTGTCGAATTCGGGTATACTGGAGAATTTATAGCCTTGTGCTTGTAGATTTCGATAGTAGTGTTGTACACCAAATACCACAAACGGTTGACCTGTGGCCAAGGACCTATAGAGTTTTTCAGTGGGCATGAATGCTGCGGCAGGGTGATTAGGATGACTTTCCACTATCACACTAACAGATGAATTTTTATAAAAACTCAGCAGTTGATTATTCCGGTCTCCGAAAAAATCGTAGTCGTAGGCTTCTTGATTGTTTTGCAAAACCGGCAGTGTGATTCTATTGTAAAATTTTTTTATTTTTTCAAAGTATGGTAGATGTTTCAATCCATTCATACAAATTTGAAAATACTGTTCTTCATCGATTCTTCTATCCCAGTATGCTCCTCTGTGCATACTGGCATGTGAGTTGTTTTGAAATTCCAAGTCCTTCCACAGTCTATAAAAGATCAATGCACGATCCGGCGAGCATCTTCTGTTGAGATAGAGAAAACGTTTTTGTGGTAGTGCATTGCTGCGTTGGAACGGCCACGATCTAACAATCAACTGTGTAGCGTGTTCCCAATAGTTGAATACACTGACTTTGAATTCTGGCACGGCTGCGTTGAACATCTGCTGTTGTGGTTCTGTGGCTACTACAATGTGTATCTGTTGTAGATCAATGTTTAAATTTTCAAACAGTGTTTTACATTCCGATGGATATTCAGATCCTACAATTTCCAGTATACTGCTTACAATCAATCTACTGGCGCGGTCTGTGTTTAGACGTTCGACAACACAACTGTCCAATGTACTGTGGCCGTTTATTATCTGAGTTAGTGCATGTTCACTTATAAAAATCCACTGGAAGTCATCTGTGGATTTGGTTACATTAAACAGTTTGTAAAGTCTATCGCCAGGGTCTATTGAGATTGAGTTCATTCAAACTATATTTATAGACTCAACTGTCTCCGAGGTTGCTCAAGAACTGTCGTAGTTTGGTGCTGTCAACTTCTGCATTGACTCGACCTGCTGGTGTGCCGCGACCTGGATCTGCTGGTTCATCTGGGGCTTTTGGTTTTGCTGCTGAACGTTTTAGTTGTTCATACACAGAACTTTTCTGCTGCGGCCCTGCACCCGATCCGTCATCTTCCTGTTCACAATCTGTGATACGCAGTGTTTCAACATTGAAGTCTAGATCTATCTTTGTGCCCACACCCGAACTGCTACGTGTCTTCATAAGTTGCAGTTGATAGCGACCGCGTTCACGCATTGCTCTGCTGGTAAAGATACCAAACAGGTTATCCGCAGTGTTGATCTTTGAGATACCACCCGAAATGTGGCTGTGGTCAAATTCAATCTCTTCTACTGCGCCTCTGTTGAGTTGGCTTGCTGTTACAAACACACAGTTCAATTCCATTGCTAGGTTACGCAGTTCTTCACTGACATACTTGTCCTTGACGAATAGATTTTCAGCACTGACCTTAACTGAAATTGGCATCATAAGATCCAAGTAGTCCACCAGTATTGCGTCCAAACGCTTCTTGGTTTTGATTTCATATTCTTTGATATAACTGCGTAGATCGTTTGCAGTCTTACCGGTGGGCATGTACTTGACCTGCATAGCACCCGACTTCTTGCCGATCATCCGGACTTTCATTTCGACGTCGTCAATGCTCTTGAAAACATCACGTGTTGGAATATCTGTAACCATACTATCAATACGCATACTAACTAGATTTTCTGACAGTTCGAAAGTTAGATACAGTACGTTCATACCGTTGAGCGCCCAGTTAACGCCCAGATTAGCCAAGAATAAACTTTTGCCTGCACCCGAACCGCCTGCAAAGATGTTGAGTTCACCTCTGTTGAATCCACCAAACAGTTTCTTATCAAGACTGGGCCAGCCTGTGCTTACCTGTCCGTTTTTGTCTTTGATGGCTTCCAATCTTTTTCGAGGATCGCGGAAGTAGTCTGTGCCTAGATCTTTTTGCAGTCCGATCTGTACTGCTCGCTTAACTAGATCTTCTACTGGACCGTATTCGCCTTTTTCCAGCAGGTCGGCACTCTTTAAGATGGCT